GCCCTACGAGGTCGACCGCGACCCGGCAAGACACGGCGGCGAGGATACCCTCTACTCCCGTCAGCGCAAGTCCTTTGCGCCCTACGGCATCAGCTTTACCAAGGCAGTTATGGCGAAGCTCTCGCCGACCGACGAAGAGCTCGAGAACGGCGCTAACTGGGAGCTCGTCTCGACTCTCGAGGCAAGCGACAAGAGATACATCGCGCACAAGTCCATCCCGATCGCCCGCATCAAGTCGCGCGGTTAATCGCCCGAGAGAAGGAGGCAAAGAACATGGCACATGATAAATACCTGACCTATGAAGAGTACTTATCCTACGGTGGGACTTTGCCTCTTCCCGCCTTCATTCCGCTTGAATTCCGCTGCCGCAAGCGTATCGATTACCTCACGGCAAACCGGATTCAGCGGATGGCGGCGGTACCGGAGGCGGTAAAGCTCTGCATGGTGTCTCTCGTGGGCATCGAAAGCTCGGTCGGCGTTGAGGCACAGATCGAGAAGCCCGTCGTGACGTCGTTCTCGAACGACGGATACTCGGAATCTTACGGAAAGGCACTCGGCGCGAGCGAAGCTGAAAGCAGCATGAAAGGCATCATCCGCACGTCGCTTTACGGCGAAGTGGACGACCGCGGCGTGCCGCTGCTGTATCGGGGGCTTGACGCATGAGACTCTGCGACGAGACTGTAACGATTATCAGCTCGCAGGTTGACGACGCGACCGGCTACGACGCGTCGTGGCACTGTGAGATCGCGTCGACCGTCGACTCGTCGGGGCTTAAAGCGGCGGATAAATTCAATATCCGTATCCCGACCGACGCCGATTTCGGCGGCAAGACGTACATCCCGCCGAACGAATACGCAAGTGCCGATCCGGACGGGTATTTCACCCTCCGGAACGGCGACACGATCATCCGCGGAGCTGTGACGGGCTCTGACCTGAGCCCCGCCGCGCTGCGAAAGGCATACGCCGAGGTGGCAGTAATTCTCGGGGTGACGGATAACCGCGCGTCGAGGCGGGCGCCGCATTGGAAGGTGGTCGGCAAATGATCCGCGTGAATCTTAAAGCGAACTGCGATCAGCCGTCCGAACTGCTGAAAAAATTCCATCTTGAAGCGGGCGGAAAAGTGCAAGAGACTGTTGATCGGTGCGTTATCGAATATTCGAAACCTTACTGCCCGAAAAACACCGGCATACTTGAAGGCAGCCCTTACACCATGTCCCCGCCGGGCAGCGGCAAAGTGATCTACTACGCATCAGGTGGCAGCGAGGATGGCAGCAAAACGTCATATGCGCGTTATCTGTACTACGGCGTGGTGTACGGTCCGAACTTCCCGATCTACGACGAAACCGGAGCTCTCGTGGGCTGGCGGTCGCGGAAGAATCAGAAGAAGCACAGGACAGGGCGCGAGCTTAAATACAACCAAGAGAAGAACCATCTCGCGGGTTCTTTCTGGGTTGCCCGCATGAAAGCTGACAAGATGAAGCAGATCGAGGAGGTGGCAAACAGAGTTGCCCGATCTTAACAACACCGAGCAGATGAGAGCATGGTTCCGGAGCTGCCCCGCGATCTCGCAGAGCAACCGCTTCCGTGTAGATTATCTCGCCGAGAACCCGACTGAGTATTCGCTGTTCGCCGTCCCATCCTCGATCGCCTACCACGAAAACGTCCTCGGTGAATCGGTACCGAACGACTTGCAGACCGTTGACTATATTTTCGCGTCGAAGGAAACCTACGGCGCGGACATACAGCAGAATCTCGCGAATCTCGGCTTTTACGACGCCATCGTCGCGTGGATCATCGAGCAGAACAATCTCGCAAACTTCCCCGCGATAAGCGGCGGCATAGTGAAATCCATCGTCCCGACGCTGACGGCGTACCCCGCCGAGGTGGGAAGCGACAGCGCGAAATACCAGATACAGATAAAAATGACTTATCGAAGGAGATAAGTCGGAAAGGAACAATAATGGCAAGACTCGACAGAAACAGAAATATGTACTTCGGATCGTTTGACGACACGGCGTGGGAAGCCCTCGGCAGGGACAACGACACCCTGAACAAGGACCTCAACCCCGACACCGAAACGTCGAAGAACGTCCTCGGAGAAGCGACCTTCAAGCACTCCGGTTACTCGCCGGAGGTGTCCGTCGACCCGTACTACGCCGACGAAGACTCGGCTCTTTACCCGAAGCTTAAGGCGGCAGCGGTACAGGAGAAGTACGGCGATAGCGACATCAAGGGCTACTTTGTCGAAGTGGTTTTTGACGGCGAAGACGCAGCAAAGACAGCAGGCAAGCTCGTCGGCACCGGTTACAAGCGCGAGGCGTATTTTGTCCCGCAGTCGACCGGCGGCGACACCTCCGGTTTCGGCATCCCGTTCACGGTTAATCCCGTCGGACCGATGACCGAGGTCGATGTTACCTATACTCTCGCGACCAGAGCGGTAACCATCGCAGCCAAGACCGGCGGCTGATAATCAGGCATTCGGAGGGCGGATAATATTTCGCCCTCTTATTTTGTATATAAGGAGTGAATCAAAATGGCAAAGGAATTACGCGGCGTGGTAGACGACGGTACACGGGAAATCCCGCTTGTAAACAAGTACGGGAAGCTGATATGCAACGTGTATATCCGTCCCGCCGATTTCTCTATCGTGGACAGATATAACGACCTCATGAAGGATTTTGACAAAGTAGTCGAACCCCTCAGGGAGCTGAACATCAAGAACGACGGCACGGCGGAATTTGAGGAGGACTGGAAAATCCTCAAGGCGGTCGAGACTGATCTCAAAGACCGTATCAACACCCTTTTCGACATGGAAGAAGCCGACGAAATCTTCGCGAAGCGCAACGCGTTTTCCTCGGTCGGCGGACAGTTTTTCGCGGAGCGGGTGTTGAACGCGCTCGGCGAAGTGATCGTGACCGCCATCGAAGAGGAATCCGAGGCGTCGAAGAAGCGCATGGCGAAGTACCTCGCCGACAAGCCCGCGGCAGGAGGAATGCAGAGTGCTGGGGCAGTTACCGAAAACACTTGAAATCCGCGGCAAGAACTACCCGATAGACACGGATTTCCGCAACATCTTACAGATTGTCTGCGCGCTGAACGCGAAAGAACTGCGAGACGACGAGAAGGTTTACATCCTGCTCAGGCGGCTTTTCGACGACCCTGACAGCATCCCGAAGGACGCGTATGACGACGCGCTGAAAGCCGCGTATGACTTCATCGACTGCGGGAAGCGCGAGGACGGAAAAAAGCCGGGACCGAAGATCGTCGACTGGAATCAGGACGAGCAGATGATCTTCGCGGCGGTGAACAAAGTCGCCGGACGCGAGGTGCGGGATATCCC